GCGGCGTAGTCATTTCGGGCAACGGCTCATACTGGCGGAACTCAATGGTTTTGCCGCCGTTCTTGGGGATCGGGTGCTTCTGGCCGAACTGGTCATGGATCAGCTCCGGCTCCGCAAGGTCAATGAGGTAGTCGCTGTAATAGGTCTTCATCTCCACCGACAGATCGGCGCTGCCGGTGGTGTTGGTGTTCAGCTGGATGCCGTAGCTGCCGTTCGGGCCGCCGTCATAGGCGTCGAACAGATCAAGCAGCATCGGCATAAACGCAATGCTGTCATAGGTTTTGGTTGCAAATTGCATGGTATTTCTCCTTTCTCGGGGGAGAAACCCATGTCAGAACGAAATGGATTCTCCCCTTGCGGCTCGCCGCGCGATCTCCGCGCGGTCTTTCTTGGTTAGTTTGGTCACGTCGTCCTTGACGGTGTACCCGCTCTGCGCCGTGATCCCGGCCTCCGCCGGTCTCGTGCCGCGCGCGCGGATGTTGTCGGTCACGCGCTGTTGTGTGCGTGCCGCCGTCGTCTGCATGGCGTCCATCATCATTTCGTCCATGTGCAGCACCTTGTAGGCGTGCTCCATCGGAACACCGCTCCGCAGCAGCGTTATAAACTGCTGGTTCTGCACCTCGTTTTCAAGGCTGAATCCGGGCATTTTGGCTTTCAGCGCCTCCGCCTCGGCATACCACTGCTGGAGCTGCCGGTTGGCGCCCTCCTGCTGCTGCCGACGCCTCTGCGCCTCCTGCAATGCCTTGTTCTCGCGCTGGAGCCGTTGCATTTCCTTGTACTGCTCCACGGTCAAACCAGCTTCCTCGGCGGCCTCCGACCAGTAAGCGGAATCGTTGTTGATCTTGTCCGCCAGTTTGGTCATGTCGCCGTCGTTCACGCCGTAGCGCTGCGCAAGCACGTCAATGATCGTCTGATAGCCGTCCAACGTCTCTTGCAGGCGTTTGGTCTCCTTGAATCGCTCGTTGATGATGCGCTGCGTGTCCTGCGTGTACATGTCCTTGTACTCGCCCTCCACCAGCTCACGCCACGCCGCCTTTTTGTCGTTCAGCGTGTTCGACGTGCTCTGCACGCCGATCTTCTTGCTCTCGGTCGCTTCCTCCGCAGGCTCGCTCTGCGCAGTCGCGGTCTGCTGAAGCTGCTTCCCGAAAACCACGTTGTCGTACTCTCCGGATTTCTTCGCCTGCCGGGTGGGTGCAGGCACGCCGTTGGTCTCGCCCTGACTTGCTGCCGGAGCAGCGCCCGCCGTCGCCGCAGCCGCGCCGCCCTCTCCGTCAAAGAGGTCAAGCGCCATCGGAACAGCGGAAAGATGCGTGATGTTAAACATAAATCCTCCTCCGCGGCACACAAAGCCCGCCGTGTAGGCTGTCAAACCGCAGGATATCCCGCCTGTGTCGGGCCTCCTTGCGGAACGACGCGCGCGGGAGAAGAACAGAAAGCCCGTGCGCGCCGTCACCAAGGAGGGTCTACCTGCATTTTACCCTATCGCTTCTTGTTTTGCAACCAAAAATCTAACTTTTTTCTATCTTTTTTGTTCTATTATGCTTTTGCGTAATCGATTTTCTGACTTTTTTATCACTCTACGACCTTGACCGTTTCCGGGTCGGTAGCTTCCAGCCGCTTAAGCCCCATTGCCACCAGCCGGAACGTTGTAGCGCTGCCCACGCCGCAGAACGTCAGCAGCACGTCGCCGCTTTTCACGCGCCGTTCCAACACGGTCACGCCGTCCTCGGTCTGCGTCCAGGTGTCCAGCGCCTGCAAGATGGTGCTGATGCCCGCGCAGACGTCCGGCCTGCCGGTGGCGTGTCCCTGTGCGCTGACGGTGTAAACGCCGCCCTCTTTGCTCAGTGCAACCGTCGTCATCCACGCGCCTCCATGCTAGGCGTGCTGCGCTGCGCAAGCCGCTGGCCGTAGCCGGTCATGGGCGTGTTGGCCTGCATGATATCACTGCTGACGCTCTCGCCGCTGCCGCTCGCCGTTATGCGGCTATTTCCCCTTTGCGCCGTTGCGCTGCCGTCCGGCATTGCGCCGGTAAGCTGGGCGATCAGCGCCGCCTGCTGCTGCACGAGGCTGTAGAGCGTCTGCCCCTGCTGGACGCGCTCGCGCACCTTGTCGATGCCCTCAAAGTCCATCATGTCCAGCGCGTTCATGGCCTCCTGCGCCCGCGCAGGGTCGAAAAAGCCCATGCCGTACAGCTCCTTGGCGCGTTCGTTCTGCTCCATGCGAGAAAACGGATTCTTCCGCTGGGCGCTCACTTTGAGATCAAAGACCGGCAGGCGGTACAGCTCCTGCCCCTGCGCGTCAACGCCCATTGGCTGCTGCTGAATCTGTGCGTTGGAGAATGCAACGAACTCGTAAGCGCCCGTGGAGCCGATCACGCGGAAAGTTCTCGACTCGTCATAAAACTGGCGCATCAGCTCAATGCACAGCTTGCAGATTTCCGTGTGTGCTCGATAGCTCGCGGCGATCATGTCGCGGCTCACCTTGTTGCCCGCCTCCTGCAAAGCGGCAATGGCGCTTGCTGCGGTCACGCCTCCGCCGGTGCCGCCGGAGTTGACGTCGCGGTTGGCGCTGGTCTCCTTCATCTCGTCCGTTTTGAGTTGGATCAGGTCAAGCGCAAAGCCCGGCGGCGGCGCCATGGTGATCTGTCTCGTTTTCGTGTCGTCCAACGTCCCCTCCACGCGAATGAGCCGTTGTGTCGGGTCGGAGAACTGTTCCTCGTTGATGGCGGTCGAAGATGAGATAAACCACCGGCTGCGGGACGCCTCGTCCGCGTATTCCAGCAGATTGCCGCTCAGCCGGTCAATGTAGAGCTGCGGGTCTTTGCAAAGCGCCACATAGCCCCAGCCGACCGGCGTGCCCTCCTCGGGGAACATGGTGTCGAGCACCACCGGATACAGCCCGTGGTCGTAGTAGCCCCGCGCGGCGTATTCCGGCTCGTTCTCGCTGGCGTACAGCAGGCAGTCGCCCACAAATTTGGCGTAGTGTACCACCGTCTGCCCGCTCGGATTCTGGCGCTTGTAATACCAGTCCACGACCAGAGACTTCCGGCTTGTGTCCACCGCGTCGTCGAAAACGTACTGCGTCAAATCGACCACGTTGCCGCTCAGTTTGCCCTTGTACTGCGGGTACTGCTGCTCCAGCAGGTCAGTGTCCACAAGGTCGGTGATAAACAGGTTGCGGGATTTCTGGATATCCGTGATGCCCGGCTCCCAGAAGATGCGCAGCAGGTCGATCTCCTTGATCGCGATATCGCCCAGGCCGTTTTCCTTGCTGCTGTCCCAGAACACGCCGTAAGCCGCCGTGCCGTGCTTGAGCTTTTCCCACCATCCGGCGGAATAAACCTGCTCAAAGCTGTTCAGCTCCATCACCACCGGCAGCACGGAGGACAGCGCCTTGGCGCTCTGCTCATCGCTCGGCTCGCGCGGCAGCACCACCGCCGTCGGGATGTTGTCCATCGCGTCCGCGTGCTTGTTGAGGATCGCGTTGAACAGCCACGCGCTGCTCGGCTTGAGCTGCGTGTCCAGTCCCGCCTTGCGGCAGGCGTCTATCGTCCTTTGCGAACGGGACACCGCCTGCCAGTGCCGCAGCTTGTACCACAGCTCGTCTTCGACGATCCGCACTTCCAGATTGGCCTTGCCCTGCTTGTACTCGGTCAGCGTCTGCGTTGCCTCGTCGATCTCCTTTTTCCCGACGCGCGCTCCCGCGTCCGCGTCCGGCCCCGTCTGCATCGCGCCCACCAGCGGGCGGGTGTACGGGTGCGTCAGGATTTGCAGATTGCTCTGCGCCATTGCCTTTTCAATCTCGTTCATTCGTTCAATTTCTCCTTCCTATCGTCTGTAGATTGCGTAAGGGTCATACGGTGTCAGATCGTCCGCCTCCAACGGACTCCACGCCCTGCGCGGCTCCGGCATCGGCGCTGGCGGGTTGATGGGCCGCGCCATGCACACATAGCGCGTCATGTCCGCGATGTGGTCTTCCAGGTCCGTGTCGATGTCCTCCGGCTTGACGTCGTCATAGAGCAGGGACGGAATCGTACGAATAAAGCTCCGGCACGTCCGAAAGACGTACATCATGGGGATACCGTTTGCATCGAACGCAAAGCGATAGTGCATCTGCATCCAGCCGGGGATCCGATGGTTGTCGCCCGGGTCGAAGTACACGCCCGCGCGCTCCGCCGTCTCCGCCACGCTCACGCCGCGGCTCGCGTCCCAGATCGACGG